GTTTCCCAGTCACGATCTAAATATTACCTAATTTAACTCAATTAATTTTCAACCTCTTTTTCAAGTAAGGTCGCATTGGCTGTACCTGCCGTTTCAACCGTTTCAGGCATTTCAACAGGTGCAAAGGACAAAACTTTGGTCGTAACTTGCTGACCTTTAACATCACGCACCCAATCTCTCTCTACCACTGCCACAGGATAACTTTTTCCAATTTCCTTAACGTATGAAGGAAGACCGTTAGTGGGTTTATTGCTAACCTCACCGCTTTCAATAAAGCTAAATTGCCACAAGTAAGCATCCGGCGAGATACCAAACAGCTTACCGGCGTTTATAGCTTTATCGGCTAATTGCTCGCTGTCAATAAGAGTATCTTCAGTAATACCATCTTGAGCTAAATTGCGTAAAATATCCATGCGTTTTTCAGCACTAATACTTTCAGCAAAATTGCGGCGGATTTTCAATCCATAGCCCAATAATTTAATAGTGTGTTGCCCTTTAGGTAAATTCACACTAAATACCCCTTGTGAAGCATTCAGATAACGTTTGTTCAACATATTTTTTCTTTTTTTAGATTAGTAAATTTCGCCTAAGTTTCTCCCATAGGGGACGCCCTTAGGCTTAAGGTCATAGGTGGGGTATGTTGCTGGGGTACCTCTCATCCTCCGTATATAAGCATAGTTTTAAAAAATTTAGAAAAAAATTTTCAAAAATTTGTAGAGAAATATACTTTCGCTATATTTACACAAAATGGATTTATATGTATAAGACACAAGATGACGTGCTATTTACGCAAATATTGGTTAGGAATAGGAAGATGGAGGAAGATCTAGGTATTCCAAATAGTGAGTGGGTAGACTTCGGTATGTCTATGGATAGGGAGCTGGTTATAGGGTTTAGAAGGGCTATTCCTACGGAAGATGACATATTTGAGGATGCCGTTGTGATAGAGGGCCCTACTGGGGATGCCATCTTAAACATGACTTTTGAGGAGTTTTCGAAGGTTTTCCCAACCTTTAAAAAAATTTTTTAAAATATTTTTTCCTACTGCCATGGGGCTTTCAGCGATTTTTAGTTATTTTCATTATAACATAATTTGGAATTTCAAATTTTTTTGCTTATCTTTGCACGGTCCGGGGCAAAGATATATAACAAGACCCCGGGTGCACCTTGCTACGCAAGGACAGTGATTAGACAAACAAATAACACCAGTATATACTGGGTTTAAGGCTAAGTGGCTTATGTCCAAGAATAATATAAAGAAAGCATATATAGGGATTTCAAGAAAGGAATTTCTCCTTAGGTTTTTTGAACTATATAATGTGTTGCAAAAGGATGAGAAGAAGCTTACTGATTCAGAAGCTAGGCTCCTTACAGAGATTTTACTTCTCCCAGAAAAGTACAAGTATTCTCGTCTTTCGACCTCTGCTAGGAGAGTTCTTTTAGATACTGTTAGAAATACCGGCTGGAAACTGTCCTATCAAGGACTTACTCAGTTAGTTAGGGCTCTTACAGAAAAGGGGGTTCTTATAGAAGATGCAGATGGTGAAAAAGTGCCTCTACCACAGTTTGAGGCTTTAATTGATAAGAAAAGAACAGAGTTTGGTTTGGAGATGACTTTCCAAATCGATAATTCCAAATAAGATGGAAAAATTTATTTTAGAGGAGCTTGACCGTAAAGAACAAGAGTTTATAGCGAAGCATAATGCAGCCCCTAAGAGGTTGCTACTAGACCCTTACTCCTATGTCCAACTGGCTGCAGAGCTAGACAAGGACTTGGTGGAGGAAGACCTGCGCTATTTGCATGATTGTTATGAGATTATAGTCCATGGCTTATCGCAAACAGAACTTATTGAATTCCTCCCCTAAATCTCTTGAGGAGGTATTTGATATCCTGTCTAAGGAAACAGGAAAAAGCAAGGAAGTGCTTAAAACTATAACGGCATTTCCCTTTGCATTTACAAGAGATATGATTAGAAATGGTGAGCATAGAGGAGTCCTCCTGCATAACCTAGGGTCTTTTGAGACTTACTTAGTTTCCGTAAACAGGGAGATTAACAAGACGATAAAAGCCTATAGAAAAGGGAGTATTTCGAGAGCTAAAGCTAATAACGCTATATATAAGCTTTGGAAATTAAGAGTAGCTTGCCAGAAAAGTAATAAATAATGGGAAAAAAATCAACTAAACAAAGAAGTTCCTACACACCTAATTCTGTATTTATGGGGAATGCCGCATTGACAGATGAAGAGCGTGCAGAGGTAGAAAAAAGAAAAGAGGCTAAGGCCATGGAGGTAGCTCCTAAGCCAAAAATGGATGAAAGGGACTACAACAAATCTTTATTTGAAGTAGCTCCAGAAATGGAAAGCATAATTTTACCTAACAACCAGGTAATTGTTAGACTTCTTTTAAGACCCCCAACGGGCTCTGGATTGTATCTTGCTAAATCAGCTTCTAAGCTAGACCTGCAAGATCCTGACCATATTAAGTTTGAGATAGACCAATCACATGCTGCACAGGCTTTACATAGAGGCGTTGTAGTAGCAATTGGGGATAACTGCTCAGAAGCATATAAAAAGCATCTACAGATAGGAAGTATTGTGGATATTGTTATGCATGCAAATCTGAATCAGTTTATGCTTATTGTAAATAAAGAGAGTGTAGAATTTGAAAACTATTACTCTATTCCTGAGCAGTATATACATTATATATGGAAGACAGATCCGAAGGGTTACCGATTGGGTTCGACCCACTCTCACCAAGAAGAAACGAAGGAGAAGACTTCGACTCTTATAGAGAGCGTTTAAATCTGCTAAAGATTGCAGAAAAGACCTATAAAAGGGGCCAATACCCTTGGCAAAAAATGGGTAGTAAAGTAACAATTGAACAGTATACCGCTGCGTTAAAGCAGCTTTATGAAGAATATGGAAGAAAGAATGATATCGACGGACGAGATAACACTGGAGATGTTCAGCCCGAATCAAGTGAAGATAAACAACCTGATGAAAGCTCTGTCGATGACGGAGGTAGCGTGGGCACCAGTGAGGAATGATCTCGGACAAGAAGATTACAAGCCTTATACGGCTATGACTATTACCGGTAATGACAGGAAAGAATTGGTTAGTTTGCTACTTACTCTTTTAAGATAACTGTGAACGACGGATTTTTTGATATAATTAAAAATGAGCCTCACATTCGTGCTGAGGCTCTAGTCATTCCTGAGATGTATGAAATCTGGAAACAGGACAAGACTAAGGAAAAGGTAATGTTTACCCAGAAAATGGCGTATATATACCACTCTATAAGTCCTGTAAGTGCCTACTCTAAAATGAATAGGGACAAACGTGAAGAACAGGTTGTTGCAGATTTCTTAACTAGGAATGGATTACAGCTTGATGAAAGTCTCAAAGCGGCGGCAGCTAAATATAGACTTCTAGAAGTAGAGTCTGATGCTGCCAACATGTTACTAGAAGGACTTGAAGCAGCGATATTTAAACTTGGACAATTTCTTAAGGAAGCTGAGTTTACAGATGGAAGACAGGGAAACCTCACATCGATAGTCAATGCCGCTAAACAAGCTACTATTCTTAAGACTACTAGGGATCAGCTTAAGAAGCAGATTGAAGAGTCTTATCAAGCTAACACAAAGACTAAGAAAGACGTAGAGCCAAACATATTTGACGATGACTACTAAGTTGTTAAAGCGTTGTCTACCAAAAGCAATCTATTATATTGGAAAGACTAAGATGCTTGCCGCTGAGATGCTTGAGGAGACTACATATGAAGATCTTAAGAACTCATTGCATAATATGTGTTGTGAGTTTAATGGAAAACGGTATAAGGCGCTAGGCTTTGAGTTCTGTAACACTTCTAAGATATTTAAAGGACAGGTTATAGGAATTGTGATAGAGGATATTTAAAATTTAACGATGATTACTAAAAAACTAAGCGAGTTATTATCGCATAGGGAGCGGATGATGGTGTTTTTAGACACCTTCGATCATAAAATTCTTATAAAAATAGCAGATAGCTGGTCTGGAAATAAAGGAGTTAACTACAAAACTACCACAAAGGAAAATCTAATACTTTTGATAGTTGATTCTATGGGACTAGACGAATACGATAATCCAGACGCAGAACTTGACATTTAAAATATATTAATATGCAGGAACCTCAAATGTATGTGAAAAAAGTGCAACTATTGCCTTATTCTGTAAGTGTCAATGTAGTTATATGTACTGATATTGATGCGGCTAGAATAAAGCTTGGACTTAAACCGTACAGTAAGAGAAACTGGGATAAAGGAACCGTGGGCTACTCCTATATAGATACTTCTAAGAATGAAAAGAAGCAAAACAGGTTTCAGCCCTACATATTTATAAATGTGCCTAAAGTGATTGATTGGGCAGACTTCTGCGATACTGTCGCACATGAGGCTGTACACACTGTAGACAAGGTTTTTGAATTCTGTGCTATTGAGACTGATTATAACAATAATGAGCCTTATGCGTATTTACTAGGATATCTAGTTGGTCAAGTAGTTGGATTCTACGAAGAGGTTAAGACCCCAGAATTCTGTTTTAAAAACACAATGGATGTTAAGAGGAACGTTTAAGGATTGTAGCATAGCATACTCTCTTGAGAACAGACGCCCTGAATTACCGGAAGGTATAAAGGTTAGTAGTAGTTCTTATGAGAATCCTGTAAGAAATTTAGACTTTGAGTATATATTTTTTACAGACTCATCAGTATTTGCACCGGCTGCCAAAGAGTTCAATAGAAATAAAGAGCTTTATGGAGATGGTCGCTACACAAATAGTATTAGAGGAACTACACAATATAGAGAGTACTGGGACGAACAAAAAAGAAGATGTTTAGAAGGGTATACAGTCGATGGAATTCGTATAACCGGAGAGCATTACTTTTATTTGAACTTCTGTTTGATTGAAAAAACAGTAATTACAAAGGATACAGGAGTAGAATCAGACGCTAAGCAGTTTGACTTTCCTGACTTTACTCTTATGGACTTTTATTGGTTCCTAGAGCTTGAGAAAAATGAGTATCCAACGCGTTATGGCCTTCCAAAGTTTGAAAAGAAGGGCATGATTGTGGCTAAGGCCCGTCGTAAAGGATGGTCATTCAAGAATGCTGCTGGACTAGTTTACAAGTTCTCACTATTTAAGAGGTCTTATTGTATTATTGCTGCCTTTTTAAAGGAGCATGCTGAGGCCACGTTTAAGATGTGTAAGAACATGCTTAACTTCCTAGATGAGTATACCGAGTTTAGACATCCTAAGCTGATTGATAATGAGGAATACATAGAGTCTGGATGGATTCGTAAAAGAGATAATGTTAAGAAGGGTTATAGATCTGTTATACAGATTATGACGTTTCATAGATCTGGATATAAGTCTGTTGGTAAGTCCTGTACTCGAATGATTTTTGAAGAGGCTGGACTATTTGAGAACCTAAGGACTGCGTATACCATGTCTGCTCCGTTGTTTAGGGATGGTACAAGGATGATTGGCATGCCTATTATATTTGGTACTGGCGGTGATATGCTGTCAGCTACTCAAGGGTTTGCCGAGATATTCTATAATCCAAGACAGTTCGGATTAGCGGAATATAAAAACATCTATGACCAAAATGCCACGGGGCATTGCGGATATTTTATAGATGAAATGTGGTTCCGTCCTGGCGATCTTAAATATATTGGGCCTATTAATGGAACTTTGTATCAAGGTATAGACAAGAATGGAAACCCAAATAGATGGGCATCCGAGCTTGACTTGCTAGCTGAGCGTGAAACACTGCGAGGCCCTAATAGTAAGGCTTTATCGCAGTGGATAACTCAGTATTGTATGACGCCGCAAGAGGCGTTCATGTTACCAGAAGGTAATTATTTCCCTAAAGCTGAGCTTATGGATAGATTGTCTAGGCTACGCTCTGAGGACAATTATAAGTATATAGGTACTCCCGGAGTTTTGGCCTTTTCGGACTCCGCTGAGGCAGTAAATGGAGTTCAGTTTACTCCAGATTTAAAAGGTAAGTCGTTTCCTTTATTGTCGTATAGACTTAAGGATGATGAACCTAGAGATGGCGCTATAGTTGTGTACGAAACTCCGATACAAGAGGAGGATGGGCACATACCAGATGGACTCTATATAATAGGGCATGACCCTTACGGTATCAACAATGATACTGGGGAGTCTTTAGGGGCTACATATGTATTAAAGACGAACCAGTATTTAAAGTACGGAAGGAGTCAAATAGTAGCAGAATATGTAGGACGTCCTTCAGGAGGAAACTCTATGACTGTATACAATACTAACTTAGAGAAACTCGCACAGTACTACAACGCTAAGATAATGTTTGAGAATGACCGAGGCGATGTTGCTAACTACTTCTTAAAACGTAAGAAATATCATTACTTGCTAGACGAGCCTGGGGCTACCATGCTCAAAGCAATTGGTAAAAGGTCTTACGGAAGGGTTAAAGGCTGCTCAATGTCTAACTCAAAGATGATATCTCAAGGAGAGTTGTACTTGTATGACTGGCTTCTAGAAAGAAGAGGTGAACAGATTGACGGTCGAGAGATTTTAAATCTAGATCTTATTCCAAGCATGGCTCTTCTAGAGGAGTTGATTTCATATTCAAGAGAAGGTAACTTCGATAGGGTATCAGCTATGTTTATGGCCATCATTGCGTTAGAAGAAAAGTTTAACAAGCACGAAGAAGAGCGAAAAACAGTTGACACAAGCCAAGACTTCTTACTAAAGAATTCAAGATTATTTCCAAATAAAAATATAAATGCGAACCGTAAAACAACGTTTATCATACAGTGATAAGTCTAAAAATGACTTTCAGTGGGCTAAAGACGTAATTGACTCTATAGAGCAGTACGACGTCGGTAGCCGAAACTTTACTCTGGATGGTAGTACAGGTGATGCCAGACTGGATATGATGACTCGCTCATACAGACTCTATAATAATATTGTAGACGCTTCTGATTTTGAGAATGAGTTGAATCCATTCGGATTTGACTTGGGCCAGAGAAAAGACAAGATAATGCCTTACAATAAGGCACATAATAAGATTAATGTATTAATTGGCGAGCTCTTAAAAAGGCCATTTAACTGCAGAGCTGTGTTCACTTCTATTGAAGGGGCATTGGCATTTAGAGACGAGCAGATAAGATTGGTAAAAGAGTATGTCATTGCCGAGCTTCAAAAAGAAGGAGAAATAGCTTACCTGCAATCAATGCAAGACAAGTTAGCTCCTGAAGAATACGAAGCGGCTATGTCACAGATAGAGCAAAAGTATGCAGGTGTAAAGTCTCCAGAGCAGATTGAGGAGCATATGAAGAATGTATATGCAGAGCCTCGCGAAATAAAGTCAAATAGAATCCTAGAGAATCTAGTTAAGAAACAAGGGATTCTAGATAAAAAGAGAGACAGTTTTAAACATGGACTACTTTCTGACGAAGAACATTGCTGGGTAGGATGCGTAAACAACATTCCTGTACTTAAGATATTGAATCCTCTTGGAGTGATATTTCACAAATCTCCAGAGGTTAAGTATGTGCAAGACGGCGACTTCGCAGGTTATAGAACTTATATGTCTTTAGCAGATGTGCTGGATACTTATAAGAATCTTACTGAAGAGGACATTAGAAGTCTTGAAAGTAGGTATGCAAAGGACGGAAGTCCTAGAGGTGTCACAAATGGAGTCGTTCCATATGTGGCAAACAATTTGTATAAGAATGAGGGATACCTTACTAAAACGACCGGCTCATACGGTGATAGTTTTGCAAATGATATAGAGGTTATACACATAGAGTGGAGAAGTCAAAGAAAGGTTGGGTTCTTTACATATTTGGATGAAAGTGGAGAACTTCAAACTGATATTGTTGATGAGGCCTTTCCATTTGATAAGAAAAATCCAATGCATATATCCATTGAATGGGAATGGGTTCCGGAGATTTGGGAAGGAGTGCGTATTGGTGAAGATGTTTATACTGATATAGGCCCTATAAAATACCAGGAAGTAGATCAGGATAATCCTTTTTACCAGCCGCTTAGATATCATGGAGTAGTATATTCTAATATGAATGCTAGCCAGATATCTACTATGGAGCGTATGCGTCCATTCCAGTTCCTATTCTTTATAGTAATGCATAGGCTAAAGCACCTGCTTGCTAGAGATAGAGGTAAGGTAATGCCTATAGATACGTCTAAGATAGACTCTAGATACAATCTTGAGAACACCTTATTCTACTTAGATGAGATGGATGTTTACATTTATAACTCTTTGGAAGGCGCTGAGAATCCAGCCGCTGCACATAGAAGTGGTATGGATAATTCTATTGACAGGTCTAATGCTGCACATATAATTAACTATATCAACATCTTGAATTATCTGGATGAGCAAATAGGTGAAGTAGCAGGTGTTACACGCGCTAGAGAAGGACAGACAGCTCCTTATGAGGCTGTTACTAACTCACAGCAGTCTATCATGCAGTCTTCTACTATTACAGAGCTTTTATTCTTTGCCCACAATTGTCACTGGGAAAAAGTGTTAAACTCTCTATTGAATCTTGCAATAAAGGTAGATAACGAGAATGGCGGGCTTTATACTTCTATACAAAGTGATTTTACTAAGACTATCTACAATGTTAAGCAAGGTGAGATGGACAACTGTAAATTCAATGTGTTTGTAGTAGACAGTCCTAATGACAACGAGGTGTTTAGACAGATTCAAAGTCTTGCTCAACCGTTGTTACAAAATGATAAAGCTAGGTTCTCTCAGATAATCAAGTTAATAAAACAGAGATATTCTATTGAGGAACTTACAAAAGATATCGAAACATTTGAAGCACAAGTTGATGCTGAAAACCAAAGACGTTTCGAACAAGAAAGTCAATTGGCTAAACAGCAAGCAGAAGATGCAAGAAATCTAGAACTTATGCGTATGAATCATGAGGCTTCTCTTAAGAAAATGGATAACGAAACTAAGATTAGAGTTGCTGAAATCCAAGCATTTTCTAGACAGGATGACCAAGATATCAATGATAACCTTGTGCCAGACCAGTTAGAAATAGAGAAACTCAGACATGAGATGAGTGCTAAAGAGAGAGAATTTATCTTAGAAGAGAAAAAACTAGAGCAAGAAAAAGAAGAAAACGATAAAGATAGAAAACTTAAAAAGGAAGAAATACAGTCCAAAGAACGTATTAGCAAACAGAAGGCAAAGGCCAAGCCAAAACCTAAATCGTAATGGACTTATTTGAAATAATAGAGGGGTGTGATAAAACCACCCCTTTAAAAACTAGGTATAAAAAGAATCTACCAAAAATTAAAAAAGTGGTAAGAGCTTTAGTTTACGAGCTTCCAGTTTGTGTTGTTGATGGCGACAAAGTTGTTAAAGTTAACACCCTTTTGGAAGCTGAGGAACATCTAGAAAACGCCTTAAAGTTATTTGAAACTGAGGGGCGAGTAAAAATAAAAATACATAAAAGCTATATATAAAGATATATTGTTAGCGTGAATATGTGTTTTACGAAATAATTAACCGAATATTTATTAATTTTGCACAAAATGACTAAAAATCAACCTACGGACATCGACTTTTTCCAGTTAGATTTTTCAGACGAAGCCGATTCAGCCGCAGACCCAATTGAACTTGGTGTAGAACCAACAGAGGCGGTCGAATTAGAGGAGCCTATAGAGGCAACCGATCCGATAGAACCTGTCGAAACCGCCACAGCTACAGAGCCGATTGAAGAAGATGAAGTTATAAAAGCTAACTTCGAATTTCTTAGAACTAAAGGAGCTCTTCTTTTGCCAGAAGATTACGAATTTGAAGCAACTGAAGAGGGTTTTGAAAAAGCGGTTGCAGACGCAGATGCTTATAGACAGGAAGCTATTATAGCTGAGATGTTTAGCGCAATGCCTCAACAAGGAAAAGAACTTCTGCAGTACTATCTAAATGGTGGAACAGATGTTCAAGCTTTTGTAAGCATGTATAGCGAGCCAGATATCACAACAGTGGATTTGGAAGACGAGGATGCCCAAGAGAGAATCGTTAAACAGCTCTTTAAAGAAACAACAAGGTTCAGCGACGCTAAGATTCAGAAGATCGTAGATAGCTATAAGGACGACATGCGTTTAAAGGAAGAGGCTGAAGAAGCAATTCCAGAATTGACTAGACTTCGCGACGAGCGTAGACAGCAGTTCATCGAAGAAGAAAGAATAAAGGATCAAAAACTTAAAGCACAAGCCGCGCAAGCTAGGCAAGAGCTTTATACTACTCTTTCTGGTATAAGTGATATTAATGGAATTCCATATTCCAAAGAGGACGTAAACAAAACTATGGCCTCTATATATAATCCTGTTAAGTTGACTGATGGTAGTGTTACCACTATGTTTAACTACAGATTACAACAAACACTTGCAGATCCTAAAAAAATAGCATTGCTTAATAAATTAATGGAGGAAGACTTTAAATTTGACTTTATTACTAGGAAGAAAACAAGCGCTGCTGCAAACATACTTAAAAATAAACTAAAAGAATCGCAGAAATTCAAAGGTTCCGCTGTTACGCCAAGTGGTAGTGGTTTTGACTTCAACGCTGCGAAACTAGATTTGACTTAAAACAAATATAAAACATGGCAAGTTCTCAATTAAAAATCAAACATTATGAAGGTTTTGGAGGCAACTTTGTTGACTCTGATTACCTTGCAGCTGCCTATCGTACGGCTGATCCGTATATGTTTGAGAACATTTTTAGACAAGTGTATTCTTCTATGAATTACTTCTCTGATAAACCTGTTCTCAGCATGTTGCTAGGCAACAAGATTACTATTGATGATGAGATCTACCGTTGGACACTTACAGGCTCTGAGCACAAAGTATTGCGCTCAGTAGAGGTTTTAGAAACTTCTACAACTCCTGGTATTGGCGGTACTGAGTTCAGAATCAAATTGGATGAAGACTGGCTTCTTCCAGGTGAAGTAATCATGCCAGAAGATAACGATTATCTTTTGCGCATTAAAGACGGCCCATTCCCAGAAGGCCTAGGCGCTGTATACGTTGTATACTTAGCTGAAGACGATCCTACTCGTTTCTTACCAGCATCTTATCTGGAAGTCGGTAAAACCTTCACAAAGGCTACTACTGCAGTTCAGTCTGAGATGAACAGTGAGTTCGGTGGACAACAGTATCCAAACTCTTACATGTTAGAATCTCAAGTAGGCTTCTTCGGACAGTCTCTTAAGATTACTGACAAAGCACTTCGTCAATCTGGCCGTATAGGTATTCCTTTTACTGTTAACGGTAAAAAGGTAGAAAAATTCGTACCTATGGCTGAAATGAAAATGTTCGACGAATTCGAACTTTCAAAAGAAGTTGCATTGGTATACGGTAAGCGTATGACTAAACCTGGTAAAGGTGGTTACTGGATCAAAACTGGTCCTGGTATGCGTGAGCAGATGAAAGATGGTAATGTTGAGCGTTATTCTGGAAATCTTACAGAATCTCGTCTTAAGAATTTCTTGTTAGATATCTTCTTCGCTCGTAACGACAGACGTAACAGAAAAGTACGTGTTATGACTGGTACTATGGGTTCAGTGATGTTCCATGAGATGTTGGCTAGCTCAGCTTCTGGTTTCTTACAACCAACTGAAAACCACTTCATCAAATCTGCTGGAACAGGCGTTACTTCTAACGACTTACAGTTTGGTGGTCAGTTCACTCGCTACATAGGCCCAGAAGGTATTGAAGTAGAGGTGTATGTTAATCCTCAGTATGACTCATTCAAATATTGTCCTAAGGCCGACTCAGTTTACACTGATCGTCCTATCGACTCTTGGAGAATGACATTCCTGGATTTTGCTGCTCCTACATCTACTTCATTTGGTAGCAACATCAACTTGCTAGAAGTAGCTAATAGCTATTCTCATGGTTATGTTGAAGGTACAGTAGGCCCTAACGGCCCTATCCAAGGTGCTGCAACTACTAAATTGTTGGGTGCATACGAACGTTGGGTACAAGGTTCTGCCGGTGTAATGATTACCGACGTTACTCGTACTGGTGAATTAATTCGCGAAAACGAAGACTAATTAGATAAAGCTGTCTTAAAACAATAACAAAATACTTGTGTCTACTCCTATGACAGCTGTGGAGTCCACAAGGAATCAATATGAAACGTAAAGTTATAATTAAAACACGTCCAAGAGAATCTGCACTTAAGATTCACGAATGGACTACCGAGGGTGGTAAGAAATTAAATAAGACCAAACTTGCTGAAAATGGTGGAGAAAAGTTTTCTCCAATGTATGCGTCCTCAGTTGGAGGTTTACAAACAGGCCTTTTAGGTAAAGTAGAAAATCCTTTTAAAGACTACCCTAAGGATAAGCTGGGTCAAAAATGGGCATACCTATCAGATCTAGCCGAAATTACCCTTCAAGAAAAGCTTGAATACGAGCATGGAAGAGACCCTGGTTTTTATACGAATCGTGCACCGAAGGAAAAGGAAGATCCTACGTACATGTCAGAGTTTAAAATCAGATTGAATGATGGTACTACAGTTTTGGACTTGAACATTCCAGAACATGAACTAGCATATTATTGGGCACTTTCAACTAAGTATGTCGCTAATTCTAAAAAGGATTTAGATGAGGGCAGAGCGCCAGCAGCTTTATACTACATAGCATTAGACGGCGAAGAAGACGATCTTGAAAGAACTACAAACAAAAAGAAAGACGTTGCTATTGCTAAGCTTGTTAGTCCTATAATGACTGATGATAATTTAATTCTGGTTGCGAAAGCACTAGGTTGGTATCAAGGTGAAGGAAATACGGCTTTATACAATCGCACAAGTAATCGAATCAAAGAAACATCTAATCAAAAATTACGTCAATCAGATAATGATGTAGACGCATTTACTAAGAAGGCAAGTCTTCTTGATACAGATGAAGGACGTGAGCGATTATCTGCTGAAGCACTTCTTTTTGACCTTGTAAAAGCAAGAGTTATAACTGAAAGTAAAGGTACTTATACATGGTCTAGCCATGCAGTTACAGTTGGCTACTCTAAAGCAGACGCTGTAGAATTTTTGCTAGATCCTAATAAGGAAGATGCTATTAAAACAATGCGTAACGAATACGCAGCAATAACACTAAGATAATTCTGTGACTATCCAAGAAATGCATTACTCGTTTAGAGGGGCCGTTGATAAAATCCATGGCCTCACTAATGATGATTTTGTCCCTGCACAAATTGATTGGCTATTAAATTTAGCACAATTAATTGAGATTAAGAAGAGGTATATGCCTCAAAATCTAGTGAGAAAAGGGTTCGAAGGTAGTCAAAAAAGAATCGATGATTTAGTAGTTTTACACGTTAAGAGTCCGCAAAAACAACCGGGTATAACGCCTACGTTACTTCCTGACAGTTTTCTAGACAACAATGTGTATGAATGCAAGTTAGAAGATTTAGAATTCCAATATATGTTTTTAACTGGTCTTAGAGCTTCAATCTCTAACTCATCATGTTCTAAAGATATTGGGCTAGATCAGATAGAAGAAGATGATTTATCGGAAGGTTTAATAAACTCTTTTAAAAGACCCGATTTTAACTGGGGCAAGTGCTTATTTACAATCGATGCGTCTTCTGAAAATACGGATGCTCCTGGAAGTATCTACATATACTCAGGTGATTTTTCAGTAACAAAGGTCTTTCCATCATATTTAAGATATCCAAGGAAGGTATTTATAGGTGGTTATGACAGTTTGGATGGCGTATACGAAGCAGCTGATGCAGCTGTTTCCTGTGAACTCCCTGAAATAATTCATGATAATATTGTGAATACTGCTGCTGAATTAGCAGCTTCTCCTTTACAAGATCCGGAATTTTTACAACTTGCAAAAATTACATCAGAAAAATTTGAATATTAAATTTAAAACAAACAAAAAATGAGCAAACCTAAAAGATCCGTAGAACGCATGCTATTTGCGACTGGTAATGCTACCGTTCTCGCCGATGGTTCTACTGCGCTAGTATCTAGCACAGGAGCCTGCAATTTGTCTAGCGGTCAGCTTGGCGTTTTTGACTCAGGTGGTTATGGTACTAACGCTGCTAACACAGCTATTAACACTGGCGACACTTTCGCGGAATCACCAAGAATCATAATCGCTCAAGGCACTCCTTATTCTGCAACTCCAGGAGCAACTGCTTTTGCAGGCTTCTTCAGAGATGTTTATGAGAAATCACATGAGATTATCGGTAGAAACGTAAAATGGTTTACCGGACAAGCTTATGTGGCTCCTGAATTGGATGCATGGGCAATTGGCGCTGACTCTGGCGCAACTGACGCTATTGGTACTCCATTGGATGAAACCGAATATGGTGTTAGAATCACTTTCCGTGGTCGTCAACGTGATGAAATGAATGACATTAAAATGCGTGATAGCATTTATGTATCATATCCTACTCCTGACTACACAACTCTTGGCACGACTAACCCACTAGACCATTTGATTCAACATTTGGTTTATGAGTTAAATCGCAATTCAAGAAACATTATAACAAATGGTAATAGAGGAAACCTTCCTTTTGTTGCCTTTGCTGTAAACACTGGCTCAGTTGGTACCTTCTCTGGTACTGGCGAAGTTCTGTTCTCTGCTTTGGATTCTCTAGATGGCGGTGTCGCAACTGGTTACGGCTTCTCTACAGACGCTGAAACTGCTGCTGCACATAACAACTCTCAGATGGGAGCGGCTTTCGTATCGCTTATAGCTGATACAGATTCTGACTTCGACACTAATTCTGAAGTTGTGCCTATTAACTTGGCAACTGCTGGTACTAATGCTATCGGTGCTAACGCTATTGCAATCATAGCTTTGGACGAAGAACAAGCATTTATTGAGAAGAGCAAGCATACTAAAGTTAGACTTGAAGTTTCTTTAGATGGTGGTTTCCTTTCAACTGTTGGTGTGTATAACACTGGTGGTATGGATGAAGGCCAAGGTGTTCCAAGAGTAATTCAAATCTTCTACGAAGATACTGCTGGTCAACGTAAGTATTCTCAAAACAGAGAGGCTTATCCAGTGATTACTCCTGCTGATTACATAGTTGATACTGAGATTTACGACACTTATGTCATAGAGTCTTGGGATCCTTATACTCAGTTGGTTTCACCTACCGTAACAGAAACTCAAAGAACTTATATCTTTGTTCCTTCTGGAGATACTACTACTAAAAATAGTTTGGAAGCTGTGCTGAACGCATATTTTGGTCCTGCCGGTATTCCTGCGGTTAATCTCTAATTAATTAACTACTAAACTATTAAAAAATGGCAAATAAAAAAAGAAATACGTTTTTTGGAGAAAAGACCGTTAGTGTTACCTTTAAGGCTAGCGGTACTGACTCTTCTGGCGTTAGCATGTCAACAGCCGCCGCACACGGCTTGGGGCTATATATTCCATCTGGTGCAACTATCGTAGATGCGTATTACATAGTTAATACTACATTTACTTCTGCAACAGATTCGGCTACTATTGCTCTACACGTGGAAGGCGCTGGCGACTTGAAAGCTGCTATTGCTATCTCTGATGCTACTAATGTTTGGGACGCTGGTAAACACGGCTGTCTTCCTGGTAACTTCGCTCTAGATGGTAATGCGTTGACAGCAATCGCTATGGCGGCTGCAAAATCAGCTTCATATGTGGTAACCACTGCAGAAAGGGAAGTAACTGCAACTGTCGCTGTTGATGTTCTTACAGCTGGAGAATTGACTCTCTACATAACATACAAACTACCTTAAGTAAGTTAGTTAACTAAATTGACCAAATTGGGGCGGGGTCGCAAGCCCTGCCCTTTTTTATTAAAAACTTATAACATGGCAATAACAGCTTATAAAATAGATAAAAGGGTTTTTGTTGTTCCCACAGGCGCTGGAAATTTAAAGAACTTAGAGAACTATCTAAATCTTAAAACATATATAAAAGATGTTGTAGACGAAGTTGAGTTCACTAGTCTTGCCGCTGACTCAATTGGAGAAAGCACTGCCGCTGCTGGTGTAACCGTAGACGGCGTACTCCTAAAAGATGGTGGCGTAACAGCAAACTCAATGTTCGCTGGATTTTATCCAGTTGGAGCAACAAATAACATTACCGCTGGAACAGGCGGTGCAATCTCTGTAACAAATTATTTCACCACTATAAATACCGATGCGGGTGGAGATGCCTTCACTTTGGCAAATGGTACACAAATTGGACAACTCAAGCTTATTCGCTTAGTTGCTGATGGTGGCGGTGACGGAGTTATTACTCCAGCATCACTATCTGGTGGAACTACAATTACTTTTAACGATGCAGCCGATGAAGCAGAATTGCTTTGGAACGGCACAGCTTGGGTGGTAATTAAAAATCTAGGCGTTACAGTAGCTTAAACAACATAATCTATAATGGCACTCTCACCAAGATTCACAATAAACTTTGAGTGCAACTTTGATGGATTTACTTTCGAGGAGACTACCGGTGCCTATAATGTTAGCACAAACACTATAGGCTATGGTTCTCCTAACATAACTACATCAGATGTTGACTCTACTGAGCTAATCATAGAAAATTTGCTCACAGAGATAACTTTTGATACTATTTCAACAATTTCCGCCTCAAGCGGTTCAACTGAGTATGAATTTGATTTAACAGATTTAACAGTAGATGGAGTAGAGCAGTACGATACATATATGCTGGATGGTATATATGAATTTACTTATAACGTAATAGACGGTTCTACTACTTATACTTACACCATAAGAAAACTTATTTTACCATATTTATACGGCCTTTTAGCTAAAGCAGCTTTAAAGTTGGGCACATGCACATGTAGTTCCAAATTTAAGGATTCTTGGCTGCAAGGCTTTGCTTTTTTAAAAGCTTTGGAAGGAACTGCTATTTGTGGCGACATTACTCAATTTGTTGAACAGTATACAAAAGTGAAAAATTATTTAATAAATTTAAAATGTAATTGCTAATGTGTGGATGTTCAGGATCTTGCACAGGGTCATGCGTAATTGACCTTACTGGAATAGGACAAGTCGGAGAAACTGGCGCTCAAGGAGGCTACGGAGGCTGGTCTTCATTGTGGAACTTTTCTACCACTACTACTACAGGAACTACTGCAGGGCAACTTCGCATGAATAATGCTACGTATGCCTCTGTAACTAGTATATATATAAATACAACTAATGCGGATTCTACTGACGTTTCTAACTTCTTAGCAAGTTTCACTAATGGAACTTATTATGGAAAGATTAGAATCTTCAAAGAATCGGATAATACTAAATTCTGGGAAGGAAGCGTAACTAACGTTTCTGTTTCAGGCTCTGAGTATACACTCACTGTGACCTATACTTTAGCGAACTCTACATTCGCAGCCTCAGATAAAGTAGTTTTAACCTTTACTCCAAATGGTCAAGGCTCTAAACCTTTACTATTTTCAGATGCTGGAAACTTCAGTGTTTCAAATACAGCTTCTTGGACAACAATTCCTGAGACTACTTTTACAATACCCGCAGGTCTTTTAGCTACAAATGGAGACTGTATAGAAGTTATTGTTCAAGGAACTCTTGGAGCTACAAGCACCTTCACGGATTACAATGCTGTTAGACTGCTTGTTAATGGTACAGGGGTAATCACAGTAAGCCCAGGATATACCATAGGATATTCTGAAATGTTACATAACAATTCAGTAAATCCTTATGAATTCCAGATACGATGCATTTTAGAAAGAATCAATGCCACTACGGTAGCAGACAATACCTTGTGTGTAGCCAGTGGTCTATATACTCATACTTATTATTCTGATATATATACGATGAATAATTTAAGTTCTTCTACAAATGATATATCTGTACAGGCTTTTCAAGATAGTGATCCTGATACTGTTATTGTTTATAGCATCAAAGTTCTAAAACTGTTACAATAATGATTACAAATACTATACAAATACCTCTTGCAGCTGGAACTACATATGCGCCAGCTTTTGGAGGAATAGGAAATACTCACTTCAGACTTACGGGTTCTCCTAACATGTCTGGTGGTAGCATTACTATCACACTTCCATCTGCTCCAGGAACTAGCCAAGACCAAAAGGTCTCCACTAGATTTATATATACTGCGTCTCCAACTAACTATGTTGAAGCTACTAACTATATTATAATAGGTGGTGAAAAGCTTAGAGAAGAGTGGGCATCCAAAGAAGTAATTATAGAGTGCCAATACGATTCTACAGCTGGTTCTTGGAAAGTATTCTGGATACCTGATTTTAGACAGACAGCTATAATTACTACTGAAATGATAGTGGATGGTGATGTAGAGGCAGCTAAATTAGCTGCTAATGCTGTCACTACTGCGAAAGTTGCAGATGGTAATATAACTCTAGCTAAAATCCAAGATATAGCAGATGACACTATATTAGGAAATGTGTCAGGTGGAGCAGCAGAGCCTGCAGAATTAGATGCAGAAGATGTGAGAACATTGCTAGACCAAGACGTTACTTTAACAGGGCACGTCACTGGAACGGCTACTCAAACTTTTGCTACCGGTGTTACGACAGTTAGCACAACTATTAGTAACAACACTATTACTGTAGCGATGTGTACTAACACGGTTAATACGGATATTCTTACAGTTCCAATATCTTTAGAATCTACAGCACTTACTGCTGGAAACTGTTATATAGCTATTAAAATGCCTTACGCATGCACGGTAGAAGAATGGGGATTCTCAGTTACTGATCTTATAGAAGCTACCGATGATGCCACTATTTCAATATATAATACCGCTGGATCGTGACTGGGAAAC